CAATCGCGGTCATGGCAAGTACACCAGCATCAACATGAAGGATGACTATGTGGAGTTCCGCAGCATGGGCGGAGCCGACTACTTCCAGATGTTACCTGAAATCAAGAATACTGTGAAACGTTATGCATATGCCATGTATATTGCCAGCAGTCCACACCTAGAGCGTAAGGAATATGCCAAGAAACTTTACAAGTTAGTGGGCACAGTTACTTCCGAAAACGAAGATGTGGTGAACATGTTTGTGAAGTACAGCACTGGAGTTATTGATCGTGACGAATTGTTCGGCACTGTACGTAGCAAACAATTGTCACGCCAGTTTAAGCGTGGTAAATTGAGTGGTCCCTACTGGTGGAAAGTTAATGCCAAGGATTCTGGATTGGAAATGGAAGTGGTGGCCAATTCGCCAGAAGAAGCCATTGAGAAGGCCAGGAACGAGGCAGGCAGCAGTTGGCAACGCAAGAGCCGTGATGAATTCACTGCTACTCTCATCAAGCCCTATGCTCCAGAATTCCCAGTCTGGTATGTAAGTCCAACTGGACAGCCAGGCAGCGAAATCCAAGTTCGTGCCCGTGACATGCGTGATGCTCGCCAAGAAGCACGCCAGAAACGTCCAGACATTTTTGGCGATCTTGCTGACCATGAAATAAGAGCAGACAAGACCAGTGCCCGAGAATCAGGTGCAGTTCCTGGTAGCACACAAGACCTACAACAACGCCGTGCTGGTGGTGAATTCACTGGTAGCTGGAAAATTGTGGACAGCCAGGGTCGTGAAGTACATCGTTTTGGTGGCGTGGGCAATGTTCAAGCTGATGCCAATCGTGTGGCACGAGCATGGGTGCACGCCAATGTAAGTGACAATAATGGTCCTTACGATGTATTACCAATTATGGCATAATTGGTTTACTGAACCATTGACTTTGACCTATACTAGCGTATAATGTAGTCATGAGCAAGCGTAATCAAGATGACGTTAGTTACGAGGTAATCACTCAGGAAGATCCTGATACAGGTGATCTATTATTGCCGCTGCCACAAGAACTGCTGGACAAAATGGGCTGGCGTGAGGGCGACCAAATAGAGTGGAAAATTGATACGCAAGGCCGTTGGGTGCTAAGTAAGAAATCATGAGTACAAATAACAGTTGGCCCTACAACAACACGCTGGACGACAGCACTGATATCACCACTATTTCACTTACTGGTTCGGCAGGTACTGCTTCCATGATTGATACCTCAACCAGTACATTTACCTACCCTTCAAGTAATGTATATGTGACTTCAGCAGGCACAGGACTAAACTGGGGCTACAATGACACCATAAGTATTACCAGTGGCGGTTACGAAAATTCACTCAGTGTAAATGGCGATGCTGAAATCAAAGGTAAACTAAAAGTAGATGGTCGTGATATCGGCGACATTCTAAATAAAATAGAACAACGCCTGGCCATCTTGCGGCCCAATCCCGAACTGGAAAGTCGTTGGGATGAACTGCGAGAACTGGGCGAACGCTATCGTGCCCTGGAAGCAGACCTCACGGAAAAAGAACTCATGTGGTCCAAGCTCATAAAATAATTTGCACGAAAATACAATCCATGCTATACTCCGGGTATCTTGAACAACCTTACTTGTCACAGCCATGACAATGCACCTGTTGCCGCCCATGTATAGCACCACTGGTCGCAAACGTGGTAAAACGAAATACCGCTCGGCAGAAGCCAAGCGACAAGCAGAACAACTGGAACGCGAATGGGCCGCACTCAAGTCACGCCACGGTGTCACGGACACTAAACGCAAGGCAGCACCTGCGGCAGTACGCCTGCCCACGCAGGGTCCTGCTCACACTCGCACCAATGACGCTGTGCCCAGCCTGCGTAGTTGGGACACCGGTGCGGCCACAGTCAAACAGAGTCAGCAATACACTGGTGATCAAGTATTGGGGGTTACTGTTATTCATAAAAGCTGCCTCCAACCTGTTTTCAGCCAACAGGAAGCAATTGATGCCGCAAAAATGCGGAGATAATATACTGGGTCTAAGATGGTAGGCATAAATACTTCTATGAGTAAAGAATTTAGACCCACATATTTGTATGTAAAAACACACAATGTAACAGGATTGAAGTATTTTGGTAAAACTACTAAATCTGATCCCCATAAATATTTAGGCTCAGGAACCTACTGGTTAGAACATATAAAAATACACGGCAACAGTATTACAACTGAAATTATTGGTTTATTTACTGATAAAGACGATTGTAGATCAGCAGCAGTAAAATTTTCAAGAGAAAATAATATCATCCACGCACTTAACGAAAACGGCAAAAAAATATGGGCAAATTTAGTAATGGAAAACGGATTAGACGGCGGTGATACTGGCAGAACTAATTATGGTCCTTTATCTGACAGTACTAAGGAAAAAATTTCAACCCTTAAAAAGGGAAAAAAACCATGGAACACTGGTCTTATTGGTGTAAATCCAGGAAACCGTAATCCAAGAACCCAAGAGCAAAAAGAAAAAATAAGCAAAAAATTATCAGGGAGAAAAAGAAGTACTGAAGCCATAGAAAAAACAGCCGAAAAACTAAAAGGAAGAAAAAGACCTGACATAAGTATCGCCCTAAAAGGAAAGAAAAAAAGCCAAGAAACAATAGACAAAATGAAATTGGCGCAACAAAACAAGGGCCCTGTAAGCGAAGAAACAAAACAAAAAATAAGAGAGGCTCGCAAATTTCAAGTTTTTTCGGATGAAACAAAACAGAAGCTCCAGGGAAAAATAGTTTGTATCAATAAATTGGGCGAAATAAAAAAAATTGATAAAGAAATATTCTACTCTCAAGAAGGAGTAGAAACAGATAAAGAATGGGTATTCCATCTATCAAAAGTGGGGTTGGCGAGGCGCCAGCAATAATCAATAAATATGCACTAAAAATATGGCTAAAGAAGAAGCAATCAAACTAGAGGGCACAGTGGTAGATGTTCTACCCAATGCCATGTTCAGAATAAAGCTACCTAGTGAACAGGTGGTAACTGGTCATATCAGTGGCCGCATGCGTCAACACGAAATCCGCATCTTGCTGGGTGACCAGGTTGAGGTAGAATTCAGTCCCTATGACCTGAGCAAGGGCCGCATCGTCAAACGAAAATAACCTTCAGTATGTAGATAAATACTGGCATGGATGACTTTCGTGACATAATTACCCTCCTGGAAGCCCAGAGTAAGCCAGATGATCTAGAAATCGTCAAACTGGCTTACACTGAGAATCAGCTAGCACCTGTCATAAGCGGTGCCAGCATGAGATACCACTACGGGAAACTGGCTCATGGTTATGCCGAACGCTTCAACAAGCGTGAAGGTGACCGTACATTCAATTACGCAGGGGCCTGGCTCCATAACGTGTATTTTACTCAATTCCGTTCACCCAGACAAAACAATAAACCCAATGGTCCCGTAGGCAACCTTATCAAACAAAAGTTCAAGACCTGGGACGATTTCAAAGATAAATTCAAAGAAGAAGCCATGAAGTTACAGGGCAGTGGCTGGATTTACCTGGCACGTGATGGTAGCATTAAAACCATCCACAATCATCAGGTTCGAAACGATATTCTAATCCTGGTTGACATGTGGGAACATGCTTTCAACCTAGACTACGGCACAGACAAGAAACGCTATTTGGACAACATCTGGCGTATTTTTGACTGGAACATTATTAACTCACGATGGGGCCAGGCCTACAAATGATCACACTCACACCCAGCGCAATTGAAAAAATCCGCGATATCCTGGCAGAAGAAAATCGACCTGAAGTAAAACTGCGATGTTTTGTACAGGGTGGAGGTTGCAGTGGTTTCAGCTACGGGTTCACTCTGGATGACACTTCAGCCGAAGATGACTTTGTGCTGGATTTTGCTGGCGTGGGAATCTTGGTAGATAGCATGAGTGCACAGTATCTAGAAGGCGCTGAAATCAACTATAAAGAGGAACTCATGGGTTCTAGCTTTGTGATCAATAACCCCAACGCCACTACAACTTGCGGATGCGGCAGTAGTTTCGCAGTGTGATGTTGCCCCGGGGTTCTATCCTGAGATAAATACAGGATAGAGGACCCAAAAATGGCAATTCCCGGACAAGCAAACATCAATATAGCAAATACACCCAATGACCCAGTGGGCAGTGATAGCTTATACACGGCTTTTAACACAATACAAAATAACTTTACATCACTGTTTAGTGCCAGTAGCCCCATCACAAATATCACTGCAGGACCAGGCATCAGTGTATCTAACGCAACCAGTGCAAGTTATCAGATAGTAAACACTGGTGTAACAAGTTTAATAGCTGGTAACAACATTACAATTACCAGTTCAACTGGTACTCCTGGTTCTAACGGCGCTCTAATCATCAGTTCGACTGGAGGTAACGGCAGTGGGGGTGGCGTTACCAGTGTGGGAGTTGCTAGCAACACACTTAGTGTAACTAATACACCAATCATTAGCACAGGCAATATTGCTATTAATCTGGCAAACGTTGCCAACTTGACTCCGGGAACATACACAAACCCCAATGTTGTTGTGGACGGATACGGACGCATTACCACTATTGCCAATGGCGTTTCAGTGGGCGTAACCAGTGTCAGTGTCTCAGCTAACGGTTCTGGCTTAAGTATTTCAGGTAGCCCCATAACTGGAGCAAGTGGCAATAACACTGGTGCCGGAACCATACAAATAACAAACACCGGAGTTACCAGTCTTATTGCTGGTACTGGAATTGTACTAAGTGGCAACACTGGTGCAGTGACTATCAGCAGTACTGGTGGCGGAGGTGGTGGCACAGGCACAGTTACAAGTGTGGGCGTTGCCAGTAACACACTCACCGTAACAGGCAGCCCTGTTGTGAGTGCTGGCACCATAAATGTTGAAATACCCAGCACTTTGGCTGTGAATGTGTTGAACGCGAACACTGTGAATAGTCCCACTGTAAACAGTAACACCATTAATATAACAGCTAACAATGCTCAAACTCTGATATCAACACAATATACCAACACAGCCAATGCTGATAGCGTTATCATACGCCGTGGCCGTGGCAATCCTGGTGTACCATCACAAGCACTCACCGGTGATAACTTATTGAGCATTCGCAGTCAAGGCTACACCAATTTCAACATTTTCCAGAATTCAGGCGGCTTGAATGTGGTTGCTAATGGATCTCCTGCAAACAGCAGTTCATTAGTTCCATCAGATGTAATATTGAACGCTACTACAACCACAGATCCAGTGAGTTTTAAATTTCAGCATACTGGTAACATGGTAGTACCAGGTGCATTGACTACCACTGTGTTTAGTAACTCAGCTCCTGTGACCACACACGTGGCAACTCGTTCTCGTGGTACCTCATCAAGTGTCAGTTCTATAACAACTGGAGATTATCTGTATCGTTTATTGGCCCTGGGTCAAACTGGCAATGGTACTAGCACAGTAAATGACATTGCCGGCTATTCTTATGGTGGTGGTGTCGAAGTGGTGGCCGCTGGTGTGCCTGGCAGTTCAGGTGCTTATGTACCCAGTAATGTGGTCATACGCAGTATCAGTACTAGTAACGCTCAAAACATTCTGAACTTTACAAGCACTGGCAATCTGGAGGTTCCCGGTATCATTCTGGGCAATGGATCAGGACTTTCCAGCCTCACTGGTGCCAATGTCTCTGGTACTGTGCCACTGGCCAGCGTTGCAGGTACAGTTTCAGGCGCAAGCCAATCAAACATAACCAGCGTGGGCACACTCACTGGTTTAACCTCTGGCGGTGTGATAAATTTCACATCAGCCAGTAATGTCAGTTTGGGTAACCTGTCAAATATCAAGATTTTAGGTGGTAGTTCCGGTTACACGATAAAAACGGATGGAGCTGGAAATCTTACCTGGGGCATAGACACCACCGCTGCCGCAGGATCAAATACCCAGGTTCAGTTCAACAATGGTGGTTCACTGGGGGCATCAGCCAATCTGGTGTTTGACCAGTCCTTGAATACGCTTACCTTGGCAGGAAACATTGTGGCATCCAATGCCAATTTAGGCAATAACGCCACTGCCAACTTCTTCTCTGGCAACGGTGTAAATCTATTTGGTATTGCAGGAGCGAATGTCACTGGTCAAGTGGCCAATGCACTAGTAGCCGGAACAGTGTATACAGCGGCGCAACCCAATATCACTAGTGTGGGTACCTTGACCGGTCTGGGAGTGTCCGGGAATGTCACTGCGGCTAATATTACTGCAAACACAGGTGTGTTCACAGGTAATGCTGCTGGGCTTTCTAATATTCCCGGCGCTAATGTCACAGGTACTGTGGCTAATGCCACCTACGCCACAAGTGCTGGCAGTGCAACAACAGCTGGCACTGTAACTACGGCCAGCCAATCTAACATTACTAGTGTGGGCACATTGACTTCCCTAGATGTTTCTGGAAACATTACAGCGGCCAACATAACAGCAAACACAGGTGTGTTCACGGGTAATGCCGCAGGACTAACTTATATACCAGCCGCAAATTTGAACGGCAATGTAAACAATAACATATCAGTAAGTGTAACAGCAAATACCACCAACACTGTGGGCAACATTGTGAGCATCACAATCAACGGCACCACATACCAATTATTGGCCAGGTAAAAAAAAGGCCGCTTAGGCGGCCTTTTTTGCTTTGTTGCGGAACTCTCGCTTGACGTAGTATTCAATCAATCGGCGTTGAATCATGGTCAGCAAATCACCAGCATCGTCTGTGATGTAAAACCGTACAGGACAGCGACCCCAGGTTCCGTTACGCTGAAAATCAGCGAACCACATACGATGATCCCGATTGCCGGGATCAAAGTTGACCCAGGGCCTACCATGATATTGAAGCAGGCTCATGGGTTCTCCTTATTGAGCGGTGGTGTCAGCTTGAGTTTCAGCAACAGCCGCCAGTACATCGGCAACGGTTGCGGCCTTCCGGCCACGAGCCTTGATGCTGTCCAGGCTGGGCTTGGCTTTGGCCTTGGCCACTTTGACCTTGACTTCACGGGCGGCCTTGGGCTCACGCTCGGCAATCTCATCGGCGATCAGGGCCTGATCCTCGGCACTCTGGAAGGCACTGTGAGTACGGATGTACTCCAGAGCTTCTGCCTTGGCCATGGGGGTGGGCAGTTCCACCAGTTCAACGCGAACCGGATCCAGACCTGCACCACGAACCTTGACGTTGCCAGGCGTGCTCAGGAGTTTGACACGGCGAACGTAGTCCGTGCCAAAACGCACCTTGGTGATTGAGGTATTGGCATTAGCGTGAGTGCAGATGCCAGCGGACTTGAACAGAGTATCAATTTTAGCCATTTTGTAAGACCTTTACAAAAAACCCGGAAGATGAATGAGACAGATACCAGACCGGGGAACCAATATCGCTCAGAAGAAAACCTAAGTATAACACAGAGTGGAACAATCGTCAAGTGTCTGGATTACCAAAATCAATCTTGGTAGTCCTGATACTGACGGGCTTGGTGCTTGGCTCGGCGGCGGTAATCACGGCGATTACGCTCCACCCGGGGAACGAAAGGCGAGTCATCCTGGAACAGGACACGGTGGGCCCTGACCTTGGGACGCTGAACAGTGAATGTCAAAATCTCACGCTTCATGATTACTCGCTCTATCTACTATTCCATTATTATAACAGAATTGGTATTTATTGTCAAATATCGGTATAGCCCGGATCCTCAACAATACGGCTGAAATCGCTCCAGTCGCCATCCATTTCGGTCTCGGCACCCAGTACCCAGTCAAGGGGCACACCCAGTGCACGGGCGATCTGGACAGGATTTTCACCAGCTTCCAGCCGCTCCTGAATGTCAATCAGGATATCCTTGATCTTGCTCACATTTACCTCAGATGGTTTGAAGATAGGTTTCCAGGTCCTGAAAACTGCGAAAAGTTTGACTGCCCCAGGTGCTAGTGCGAACTACAATAAAGTTACGATTGTAGATTTCTACAGTGGCATCCAGTGTGCGGGCACGACCAAAGGTAACTGACTTGTAAGGGGTGCCTTTACGGCTGGTATGTTCTCCAGCCAGCACACCGTAAGGAGCAGTGAAGTCCTGACGTCCACAAGCCCAGTTATAAACCCAATCGCAGATTTCCTGACTATTCATAATCACCACTGATTGTAAATCACCATATGATCCACGCCAGGCACATTGCCCACGGGTCGATAGACCTGTTGCTCACCGTCCCACTGGTCGGGGTCAAACAGTTTATCATGCTCACCAACCACAGTAAAACGCACGGTTTTGCCAGTATGATGGCTTTCTACGAAAAACTCACGGGGCATGCCAAAGAACTCACTGGCCAACTTTAGAACCTTGCGGCCACGGTCGTATTCACAACGCTGGAGACTGACAGTAGGGATCATATCGTCCTCATCTTCAAGGCTGGGCAAGGGGTAGTGATGGGCTTCCCACTCTGCTGAAATTTTAGGGAACATTCTGGACTCCGTTTTCTTACTGTACCTACAGTATAACAGGATCTGGAATTATTGTCAAATCTGAAACCTGATAAAGTCCATGGCTTCGGCTTCCTGTAGGGCTTGATAAATCTGGGTTCGGTCGCATCCGTAGTGGATGTAGCCTTCCATGACATTCTGTAGATAGCCCATGTCTGGCATTTCTGGATCAGGAGGGATGCCAGTACTGGCAAAGTTCATCTGATAAACCCAGGCATCAAAGGTATCTCCTCCGCATTTTACTTTTACCATCTTGCGAGTGTAGTAGTGGGGATAACCCTCCAGCCTGTCCAGTGCCTCCATACACTTATCAGTCACACGCCACAGGACTCCTTCAGTCTGGTATTCCAGAGCATCCACGATATCAGCATGATAGCAAAAACGGAACATGTGGTCGGGCAGAATAGCACGACCCAGGGCCACGGCCGCAGGACACCGGAGTGCCATGCCAGCCGGGTTAGTGTTCATTCCGTACGAAAACATTAGGCTCATAAAAAGTATCTCAATATATTGCGACAGATTTTTATTGTAACATAAAGGGTCTTATTTGTCAATTACCATAAATAAAGGTGTAGTTCGCGGGACGGCAATCCCCAACTACTCTATGATTGTAAGGAATCACAGCATGACTATTTATTACGTTTACGCATACATACGCAGAAGTAACGGAACTCCATACTACATTGGGAAGGGTTCAGGTAATCGCGCATACACTAAGCATAAAACTATTTCAGTCCCCAAGGACAAATCTAAAATAGTTTTGATTGAAACAAATCTAACAGAAATAGGTGCCTTGGCTATTGAGAGGCGCCTCATAAAATGGTTTGGTCGGAAAGATTTAGGTACAGGTATACTTCACAACAAGACTGATGGAGGAGAGGGATTCTGTAATCCCAGTGCTGAAACAAGAAAGGCAATGTCAGAATCCAAAAAGGGTATTCCTTTATCCGATAGCCACAAGAAAAAGGTTAGTAAATCATTGCAGGGAAGGAATGCCCCGTGGGCAAGTCGCCCAGGCAATCTGAACACATTCTATGGTAAACACCACACTGAAGAAACCTTACGTAAGCAAAGTATAATCAAGCAAGATGCAAACAATCCGATGTTTGGAAGGAAACAACTTAGGGTATGCTGTATACATTGCCGCAAAGAGACTTCAGTAAACACATTGCCTATCCACCATAAACATCAGAAGGTATTCAGTTGGGGTTGAAATTCGCGGATATACTCACGCTCACGCTGGTGAGCTGGCTTACGGCCACGAACGGCTTCCAGAAAGCCAAAAGTAAACGCTTGAGCGCCGTGGTCACGGATGCTGGCGCTCAGTGCCCAGCCCTTGTCCTCGGCCAGGGCACGTTGAACATGCTTCTGGATGCGGCGCTTCAGGGTGCGAAAAACGGTAGCATTTTTGACCGTGAGGCCCACATACTGCTCCCCTGTCACCTGGTTGGTGATAACGTAGAGCAAATGAGTACGGTCACTACGGGCACGGCGTTTTTTCATCATTTCCAGAGTATATCATACCCCGGAATTATTGTCAAATTTCAGTGGACTGGGCCATCCACGATATGGACGCTGAATTCGTTGACAGTTTCTACCAATTGTTCCTTGGTAAACCCTTCTTCAAGCAGGGCCTGAACCAGTTTGATGTAGAGTCCAAAACTCGCTACACCTGGAATGTAATCTGGATTACTGTTTCCGTAGTCAAACTCATCCAACATGGGCATGAGTGTGTTGTCGATGAATTCAGCACTGAGTTCAGTACTTACATCGTACTGATAATCATCAAATTCGTCTACCAGTTCTTCAATATCCAAGTTTAGGTTTTGTTCTTTCATTGTGTTCCTCCAGTAGACAATAATATTTATCGCTCGTGCGAGTCACTATTATACGGCACTATTGAAGGGAATACAAGTAGTTCACTGTGTCGGGATTTTCACGAAATACGATAGCACCATTACGCAAATGGAACTTGCGTGCCAGGTCAGTTTTGGGACTGAGTGTTACAAAATTGGTAACTGAAGGAAATACTTCACGAATTTTAGGGACTAGTGTTCTAAGCAAGTCGGCACCACTGCCGGGCTTGTAACTCCAGATCGTATAAAAAACGGCTGTGTCTGGTTGTTCCACTGTTCGCTGTAGGTCTTGCACACTTTCAGGCACAAAGTCATGCAAACTAACACATACTATACTTGTGGGTCGTTCATTCTCGACCAGTGCCGCCACAAACCTGTTGGGTTGTACGCGAAACTCGGCTGGTATGTCTGGTCTTACAGGATCATCTTTGATGTATGTAAGTAGGTTGTCTGTGAGTGTGGTGATAAGGTGTAGCATGATAACCCTATTTATCACCTGCGCTAAAAAGTCGCAGTTTTTGCGTTATTT